TAGACCAGTAATATTTCTTCTTACTCTAATTCTAGAATTACTACTATCAATACTTAAAATTCTAACTTGCTCAGTATTTGACTCGTAAATATCATCTACAGCAATTGTTGGGAATGTTAGAGTACCTGTAACATTAACGTAAGTAGTGATTCCAGTTGTACTTGTAGCTGGAAGATCAGTTGTTAATGTTAGTCTATTAGTTGCAATACCAACACTATATGTCTTAGCAAATTCTGTTGCTAAAATATTTAAATTTTGGATTGATACTATATCACCAACACTATAATTGTGAGGGGTAGAACCTATTCCAATATATCTACCTTTACCAAGTACGGGAGTAAATTGAACTCCACTATTTTCGTATACAGAAACATTAATATTATCAACTGTTTTACCTTGAATAGTTGCTATACGAGCATATACACCAGATCCACTTGTTCCTTCATTATTAAAGAATATATTGTCTCCAATAGCGTAATTATCACCTGGAGCAATAATATTGAGAGAATCTACAGATCCTGCACTTGTAGATACAACTTCAGTAAAACCTTCACTGAATAAGTTGGGTTGAATAAATCCAGTATATCTAGATCTTGCACCCCTGATAGAATAGTTACTAGTATACCTAGTCCAATCACTAGTATTAATATCAACAAAATCTAAACTAGAGAATTGACTAAAGTTATAACGGTTTGATGCACCTTTAAAAGTTGGTCCAATAATATAAGGGAATACAGGTTTTAGATAACCAGCAAATGGTCCTGCAACCTCCTGTGCGGAGTCTATAGTTAAGAAGTAAGCATATGTACCATTAGGGAATTCAGGGGTCTTACAGAAGCGTCCATTGTGCTCATCTAAGTCTCCACCACCAATGAATACATAATCTTCTACAAATACACCAGATGCATAACTTGGAGGTCTAATTCCAGATACATCTACTCTTAATTCATAACCACTATTAAGTCTCCTTACAGCACCACCTTCTCTATTCGCATATCCATAAGGACCATAAATTGGATGACCATCATATGCCCAACCAACAATAGGTGAGTGGTATTTTGTAGTATTAGTCTCATTAACAATATCTGCTCTATACAACGTTGTTCCATCTACGTCAACTGATGTAGAGAGCAATTTCCTACGTAATTCTCTTGGAGAAAATGCATGACAATATTCAATTTCTTTATTTGATGCTAATCCTAATCCAAGAACACCATCATCAGCAGCTACTTGACCTGATAACAATAACCTTTGAACAAGGTTAATATTCCAAGTTTTAATTTTTGCCTCAAATTTAGCACCACTACCAGTTTCAACAACTCTTAAGTAAGTATTAGTTCTCTTATATCCAAATCCATTATTAATAATCTTAACCGCAGCAACTTTTCCATCTACTATGATAGGAGTTAATATTGCACCAGATCCATCACCATCAACCTCAATAGTTGGTACTGAATTATATCCACTACCCAAATTATTAATAACAACGTCAATAATTTCTCCAGCAGAAGATACAAGAGGTGTTAATTGAGCATCTTTACCATTAATCAAAGTAATAACTGGTTGGCGGTTATAGTTCATAACCTCACTATCACCATAATCACTACCCTTTTTGCTCAATGATACTGAATCAATATACCCTGTGAATAATGGTCTTATTTGTGTCCTAAAGTCTTGACCAGCAAACGTACTAACACCTATAGGACCATCAACAGTAACTGTAATTGGTGTATATGTTAATTTGTGATCTCCAGTTCCTTTATCAGTAAAATCAAAAAATCTATTATTTACATAAAAATAATCAGACCCAAGACTTTCACCAGCACCAACAACAACTTTTCTTGCAAGTCTGATGCTATCCTTATCTAAAACCTTTACTAACCATTGTGTAGTTGATGCAATACCTACAGGGAATGAACCACCCTCATTTATGAATATTACAGTCTCTTTATCCTTATAACCATGATCTTTTAAATCAATAGTATTATTATTAATATTAACTTCACCTGGGGTGAAATATAAAGTCTTATTTTTATACCCAGTACCACCTTTAACAACTTCTATAGAAGAAACTATACTCTTCTTGTTATATGCCTCTATAAACTGAAGACCTTCACCATTTGAGGTTAAATCTACAGTACCTATACCAGAAATTGCATCTTCATACGTATTATGAAGTTTAATTGTTCTATCATCAATTGTATTGGCAAAATAGATTGATTTATCTACTAATCCACCAACTGCAGTCTGACCTTCATTTTTATAGATTACTTCTTCTTGATCTCTTAATTTATGATATGTACTAAAACCAATAGTATTCTCATTAAGATTTACATCAACATATTGTGATGCAGCGTTAAAGTATATTTTATGAGTGACTTTAGAGAGATTACATTTTGCCTCTGCACCATCACCTTCACCACCAAAAATGGTTACAGTTGGATCTGTAACATAGTCAAATCCTTTATCAATGATGTCGATTCTCTTTAATGATCCAGTAAGATTACATACACCAGTTGCACCAACACCTACACCATCCTCAATGTGAAGTACTGGTGGATTAATAACATCATAGTTAGAATCTCCAACCGCAGATACATTAATACCTTCAATCCGACCATAATATACCAAATCGCTTGATTTATAGTTTAATGCTTCTACACCATTAAGGAACATTCCAATTTGACCTGGAGTTGTGACCTCTGAAGCATCTGAAATTTCAGGTTTACTGAATTTTCTAACTATATTTTGTGGTTTTATCTCTTTTCCATAAAAATCTATTAATTCAAATTTATTATTCGTTACTGTACCAAAAACTCTTACAAATATATCATTTGCAATATTTGATTTACTGGTTGCAAGTTTAATTGTACTTGCATTTACCTTTTTAATGAAATATTGACCTTCAGGTATACTAAGTGGAATATTATTATTAGCACTATACCAAACAGCATCTCCGCTATAGAATGGGTTTGAACCAATGTTCATCTCAAATCCATTATATTGCCCACTAAAGAGTACTGATTGGTCTTTAGCTACAATTGGGGTGTTAAAGTAATCTGGTAATGATGCAGATACAACATATGCATCTCTTCCACCTGCATTATTCTCATGAGTATACACATTCTGCATATTAGCAGATACTTTTGATAATTTTGGAAGATTCGTTGCAGAAACCTTAGAAATTCCTCTTCTAACCGTAAATGATACGTTATTAGTTACAAGGTTTGCAGGTAAATTAACATCAAAGGTTCTTTCATCACCAACAGCAAGAACACTTACATCATAAATGATTCCTGTACTAGAAGTTAGTGTTCCAATATCACCTAAAGTAAATACATGAGGATCAAAGGTGGTAAGTCTATACTGTGCAGCACCATTAATTGCAGTAGTTAATCTTGTAATAATATCAATATCATATTCAGGAGTAATATTTAAAATCCAACTCTTATATAATTGATCCTGAGTATCATACCCTAAAGATACAATTTCTACTTGATCTCCTGCAGAATAATAATTTGATGCACCAGCATCATAAACTAAATCACCAAGAACACCACTTATTTTAACTCTTATATCATTTTCTTCATTATCAACAGCATATGCATAGTCTGGTGTTGTTATATTAGAAGAATTTACAATATTAACTGGACATTCTAAACCAAAGAACTGGGTAGATGACTTAGAAGTGTAAGGAATATCGTATATAACATTATCAACTGTAACTTGAAGAATGCCAGATGCAGGAAAACTTGTAGTAGAGTCAACATCAAGATAATCTTGACCAAAAGGTGCTGCTTCAGTAAGTCTTGTTTTAGGATGAACTGTAAACTTAAAGAGTTCAATATCTGGATTATAATCAAGACTTAATCTATAGTAAACCTGATTGTCTTTAATTAACTGCTCTACAGCAGTAATAGAACCTGTTGCTTTTTGAATAGAACCAGTTTCATCCTGGAAAAGAGTCCTATTAATTAAATCATTAGGATCACCAACCAATGGTTCTACAACCAAATCTCTAACAATTCTATAATCTGCGTCTGAGGGTTGAATTAAGAAGTCTCTTGGTTTAACAACTGATATTTCAACACCAAAAATTATCTTGAATAGTATGTCAAAGGAAGAACTAGCACCCTTTGCAGCATAAAAATCTTTTAATCTGGAGACTATAATCTTCTCATTGATTGCTTCAAAGAAGTGTATGTCTTCAAATCCTGGTGTATATTGTGCCTTGTACTTTCTATAAAACTCAAATAAGAATAAAGCATGTAAATTATATACTACTGACCCAGAAACATGTTCTGATACTTCTGTTTCGCTAAAGGTTAGACTATCATCAGTCTCACCTTTATATGATGTTATTCCACTAAAACCTCTCTCACAACCTATAAAAGTAGTTGCAGTTTTAGATTCATAACTAATGACTTCATCTTCAATCTGTATTAAACCATGCTTTTCTGGAAATCCTGTAGTATCACTTACGTTTATTGTATTATTAAACAATCCAATACCAGAAGTAGTATCAGTAAAATATACTAGTTCTGATAAATTCTCTAATCTTACATATTGATCAATATTATTAAGTATATCAGTAGGACCACCAGGTGATTCTACAGACTTATAATAAGTCCTAAGGAAGTCTTGAAATTCAGGATAATTGTCCCTAACAAAATTAGGCACATGATCCTGTACTAAATGGCGGGCTTTTACTCTATTTTTCTGCATATCTTTACAACCTTACGTATTCTTCGTCGGTGTAACTAGATGATACTATATATCCTGATCCTGAGAGCTCTGCTCCAGAAGATATGGTGTCAGATACCATTGTAATACTTGATGATGATGAACTTAATTGTAAGTATAAATCCTGTTTTCCAATGACATCATTGGACTTAGGAATAGCTGAGACCTCAATTATTTGATCCCCAGATGCCTTCTTAGTAGTAGCAGTAATATTTAGAGCATTAATCATAATCTCACCTTTCTTATAGTCGATTTTACCCGCATTTTGACGTACAACTATAGGTGTTTGTGTAGCATCCAACTTAAAGATAATAACCGTTCCTGTTAAAAGGTCTGGATCTGGTATGTCACTAAAGTAAACAGTACCTGTTATACCACTAACTGACACTCCAGAAGTCTTAAAGTTATACCCTGCTGCATTTTTTACATGGAATTCATTACCAAAACATACTTCATATTCAGCAACTTCATTAACTAAGACCTTTAAGTCCCTCCTCATATTAACCATTGTGATGTTTGAGGTGATTGCACGATCAGAATCGTCAATCATCTTAAGGAATTTACTATATTTAAACCTAGAACCGTATTTGTTTAGGTCTGTTGATGCAGAATACTTGTTAATGTTGTTAGTTATTGTCGTTTTTAACTGTTGGGCACTACCCAAATTAGCATTATAGTAAACAGAAGAGCTATATTCAACATAAAGATACTTCAAATCAATAAATTCTGGAAGAATTCCTGCTACTGCATACTTTTTAAGAGCAATTTTAAGGTTATCCTTAATGTTATTTGGTAAATATGTGCCATTTCTAGGTTTTACTGTGATATAAACCTTACCAAACTTAGGTGGAGACAATTCTTCACCACCAAAAACAGCAACTGATTCAGTTTCAGGGAAGATTTGAGGTAAAATGGTCTCATAATCTGTTGCTGTTACTGCTCTATTCTGAGATGCATAGACTCTAGGAGCAAATTTCTTAACTGAAGCAACAGTTTCAATAGCAGTACCACCACCAGAAGCCTCATCTGCAGTCACAATTGGTGATGAAACCTTAACTGTATTACCATCATTATCATGTAGTCTACCTACAAAGGTAAAATCTGATATTCCATTAGCTCTATCTGCTACAGTAACAATATAAGAGGCAATAATATAGTTCTTATCTTGCAATTTTCTCCCAAAAAGACCATCACCAAAGAAGATTTCATATCTTTGATCCTCAATTTCATTCAAAAAGAAGATATCGTCTTTACTATCAACTTCACTAATATTGTTTACGTACTTATATTTTCTAGTTATTGAACTTTCTTTAGTCTCTCTTACTTCAATTCTCAATAAGGAGGTGTCAATATTGGTGTTATTGAGAATAAACCTTTGATCTTTGTTTAAACTATTGTATGTAAAGGTCTCTGTAAGGTAAATTCCTTCATAAACTGATATTGCATCAAAAGTAGCAATACCACCAGACACTGGAACTATAATATCTTCGGGAATTGAGAATGTATAACTCTGTTTTCCAAAATTAGATGAACTTGTTGCTACAATACCCTTTTTAAGAGTGATTGTAGTAGGGTTTTTCGTTAAATTGGCAGTAGATATAAAGAAGGATATCTTTGCTCTTGCAGATACATTAGATCTTGGCATATAACCAACGTTTCTTGCCAAAGATACAACGTTTTCTCTTAATGTAGCACCATCAATAAACACCTCATTAGACAACATATTGGCATTATATGCTGATATATACGTGTTATATGCTAATGTATCTAATAATATAGAGAAGTTAGACCCATCAAAGTCAAAATCCGTAAAGTCACTGTTAGTTCTCAGATAACTCTTAACTTGAGTCTTTATCTGATCAAAGTCTAAATTTGAAAAATTTACTAATGCCATCTATCGAGTCGGTAATAAGACAAATGATAACTGCTGAGGTGAAGCATTTATCCCAATGATCACATATACTATAGTTACATCCATTGCATTACCTTCAAAATCAGGTTCTACCGTGACTGTATCAATGTCTACCCTTGGTTCGTAGTTCTCAATGACCGATTCTATCTCTCGTCTTAAATTATCTGCTGTAAACATGTCTACATTCTCAAATAGTAGTCTGTTTACTGCACATCCAAGATCTGGATCGAACATTTTCTCACCTTGAAGGGTAAGAACAAGATTTTGCACAGAACGAGCTATAGCATTCTCATTTTTAAGAACTAAAACGTCTTTTGTGAGTGGATTTTGTTTTAAGGACAAGCTAATATCCTTAAAACCAACGCTAGATCGCTCTAAGGGCATGATATTTATTTAATACTATTATTTAATATCTATTTAGTCACTTCCCAATCAGTTATTTCTACAGAAGGATCGTATAGTTCTTCTTTGGGTAGATTTACATTGCGTTTAGCAATCTTTTCTAACTGATGATCTGAGTCAGTCTCTGTAATCAGAGTCCTATTGTCAATTTCCACTAATTTGCCTCCACTATTCCTTTTAAAATAACCAGGATTATGCCAGGTATCCATTTTTTCAGGACGTATGCCGTATATATTTATCTTCGGAATTTCTTTTTATTTATTTCGTCTAATTGTGCCTCTAAAATAACTTCCATACTCCTTATATTATCATAGAGGTAATCTTCCCAATAATTGTCCTCTATTAAATCATAGAGGTGATCAATATGCTCTAGAGCGTACATTAGTTTAGTTTGATCATTCATTCTCATTATCAAACCCCTTCCTTACTTTCCAGTCAGCATACATTGCTCCAAATATCATTCCTTCATGTGACTTTATCTCCGCACCATCAAGAAGTTCTATCTGTCTTTTAGATAGTTCTCCTTTCCGCATATCTTTGTATTCTTGTGGAAAACGAGCGATTGCGGTGATTAAGTCTTTTACATTCATTTGCCTTGTCCTTTATATCTCTTTTTAGCACTATTTCGAGAGGTTGCTGCATATTTTGTATGTTTGCCTCTTCCTTGTCGAGTTTTTTTGGGGGTGGTGTCTGATACAGTTACAGATCCAAAGTTTCCTGATTTAGTTCTGACGGGCATTACTATCTCCGTTGTGGTTGTACATCAATTTTATCTGGGTCAATATTATTCTCTCTGTCCGAGAAAAAGCGGTCAGCATAATCTTGCAGAACCTCTCCTAGTTCCTCTTCAGTGAGGCACTTGTAAAGTACCTCATTATTATACAAAAGGTTATAAAGGGTTCCGTATGTCATTAGATAACACGCATTTTCTCATGACCGACTCTGATACGAGGATCGCACCAAGTCTCTACCTCTGCTTCTTTGGCATCTAGACAGAATGAGACATCTTCGCCACACATGTCCTGAACATTGCCTGACTCAAAGACTTGCATCTTAGGAGCAAACCAAGGATATTCGAGACGCTCAAAAACACCCTTACGAATAAGAACCCAACCAAATCCTGTGTAATCGACAGTAAAAGGTTTGCGTCTCTTACTCATAGACTCTACTGTTTCATGATTCATAACTCCACC